CACCGGTCCAACCAGGGCCGACTGGTCAGGGTGATCCAGGACAACCGCAATCTGGCAACGTTGCCAGTCCAGAAGAGGGCGACGCGTCCAGGTGGCTCGGGCTTTCGAGGTTGCAGTGGCAACGAAACCGCAAGGCCGTGAGTGATGTGCTGACTGATTTTGCCAATGGAAAAACGAGGCGTTCGGTGGCAAAGGTTCTGCTGCGTGCGATCGGCATGCCGGATCAGGACATCGAGACCATCCTCCGCGATGCGTCTGATGGTCAAATCGATTCGCTTCCACCCGAGCAGATGGAATCTGTACAGGAGGCCGAGAGAAAGACACTCAACCGTCCCTTTCGTACGTCGAATGGTCCAAAGAAATTTGCGGTCTATGTCAAGAACCAAAAAGGAAACGTAATCCGTCTCCCATTCGGCGATCCGAAGATGAAAATCCAGCGCGACAAACCTGGACGCCGGCGCGGGTTCCGGGCGCGTCATAACTGCGACGATCCTGGTCCGAAGTGGAAGGCTAGGTATTGGTCGTGCCGGTTCTGGTCTAAGCCGAGCGTTTCCAAGTTGCTGCGTGAATCCTACGAAGAATTTATTCCGTGGGATGGTCGGACGTTCGTGAAGGAATCGTGGCTGCTAAAAACCAATCCTCGATTGCTTGAGGTACGCTGTCCAACCGGCAAAGGTGGTGGGATCGATAATTCTTGCAAGCGTAAGACAAAGAAAAATAAAATATCTTCCAAGCGTTCAGAGGCCATTCAAAATCTAGCGGACAAAATTAAAGTCACCGATAATTCGATGGCTGCTAATTCTTGGATTCGTGGCGATGGAGATTCAGAACCATTAGGCACATTCGCATTCGAAACTAGTGATGGATCTGGGTTTATAGCAAGAGTGACGCCTGCGACAGGTTCGTTCAATCGTAGTTTAGAGCAGTTCGATTCGCACTATCTTGAATTCGCAGATGAAAACGAATCGAGAGATATCACTGGGAAAATTGGAACTGGTCAAGCCTTAGAAACGTTCGATAAAATTTCTGCATCTGCGATTAAATGGATGCAATCAGAATCTCCTGATGTCTTGACGTTTAACGCGAAAGAGCCAAACAGGGCGCGTCTGTATCAACGGCTTTCATCAACAGCAACGGCTATCAATCCGAGCTATGCAGCTTACGAGATTCGCAGCAACAAAAAAATCAAAACGTCTCCAGAGGATTTAAATACCGACTTCATATTGGTCAGGAAGGACAAAGAAAAACGCGTTCTGGATGCACTGAATGCCAGGGGTATCGACTTTTCGTCATCGCCCCTGCGTGGGGCATCAAAGGTCGGAGAAAAAATTTCTGAATCCTTCACTGGGATAGCGATTGGGAAACCAATTATCCCTGCCTTGCGAGAATCTTGGTATAGGCCAATCATTACTGAATCTGCGCTGCTTGAGGTTCGATGCCCTACTGGAAAGGGAGGTGGGATCGACAATTCGTGCAAGCGGAAGACACGAAAGGTGAAGACTGCGATTTCGAAGGTTGAAATTTCGGATCGTGTGAAAGAAAACCTGCTGCAGTCTGGACACAGTCCGTTCAGTGGTTCAGGTCTGTTGGCAGAGGAACTGCGCAGGGCTGGGGCGACGGATGCTGGAATCGAGCAGTTTAATTCGCTTGTTGATCAGCATCGCTGGGGTGGCGATGGGCAGCAGTTGGCCGATCAGAATTTCATGGACAATCTGTGGGCTGACAATGACCTTGGTTCTGCCATTCGCGCGAACATTGCAATCCAAGAAGCGACCATTGAAGCGTGGAACAAATCGCTTGGTCAGCAGTACTTCGATCGGTTGGCCAAAGACGAAATGCGGAACGTCGAGTGGATGCACGAAAATGGTATGATCGACACCGAGGAATATCCAACTCCAAAGGCTTACTTTGATGCTAAGAAGGCCGACGAATACAAATTCGAACCAATGCGTTTTTATCGCAAAGGTGAAGAAAAGGATGTCATGCCTACCAGCACGAATCCAGAAGGTGGTCAATCATATTCTGTAACTGGTGCTGCTCAGCCTAAGTTCAATCCTGATCGCTCATGGTCCTACGATGAACTACAGAAGAATGGCTACCGTGTACTCGGTGGTTTCGGGCAGCAGTTCGGCTATCAAGGTGAATCTGAGGTAACGTGGATCAAAGCTGATGATTCAAAATCTGCATTTACTGAATCATTGCTCGAGGCTCGCGACGGAGACGGCGATGGGCTGGTCGATGATGGCAAGCCGAGCCAAAGAGCAGCAGAGCCAAAAAAACCAAAGGCTGCAGATGCTGAACATGCTTTCACCGAGGCGTTCTGTGCGACCGGTGAGAAGGGTGGAATCAAAAACGACTGCCCACCGAAACGAACACCGAAGGCACCGGCAAGGCCGCAGTTCGTATCGAGCGACAAGGCTCGCAATGCTGAAAACGATCAGGTGATCAACGGCATGCTTGCGATGTTCAATGATGCGGACATGGCTGGACTGCAATCGGTCAAACACCCGAGCCCAAAGGTCATGGAGTACGCAAAGGCTTTGCAGAAGGCTCTGCATGCGTCAGGTGTGAAGGGTGGCAATCCGATCGATCTATTCGGTTCAAGCACTGCAATGCATCAGCGTGGCGGCGTGTGGACCGAAGAGCGACGTCAGTTGCATGCTCGCATCTACGACAAGTTGCTGGCCGGCGCTCAGCCTGTGGACAACCCTTTATTCGTTTTGCTAGGTGGCGGTTCGGCATCGGGCAAGAGCACATTGACGTCTGGTTCGCTGCCTGAAATTCCCGGTTCAATCGTCCGTGTGGATAGCGATCAAATAAAGGCGATGTTGCCAGAATACGCACAGACAAGCGGGAAGGATGCCAGGGCTGCTGCGTTCGTGCATGACGAGTCGGCTTTCATGGCCAAGGAGCTTGCTGCGATCGCGTCTAGCCGTGGTTACAACACGATGCTTGATGGAACTGGCAACGGCTCTGAGGGTGGCTTAGCTGGCAAGGTAGGCATCGCAAAGAAGCGTGGCATGAAAGTGGTTGCTGTCTATGCGACGACCGATTTGGACACGGCGCTGAAGCGGAATGCTGAACGTGCCAAAACGGATGGTCGGATGGTACCGAATTCGTTCCTGCGATATTCTCATTCGCAGGTCAGTGCGTTGTTCCCTCGGTTCGTGAAAAACGGTAGCTTCGATGAGGCTCACCTATACGAAACGACGGGTGAACCGAAGAAGATCGCAACGTATCGGGACGGTGCTCTCGACGTTCATGACCAGGGCGCGTGGCAAAGTTTCCTAAACAAAGCGAGCGAGTAAAATGCTGACTGTCGAAGATGCGGCGACGATCATGGCTGCTGTCCAATTGGGTCAGCAGTTGCCAATCAACACGCCTGAAGCGGTGGCCATGGCTGAACGACTGCGGCGTGAAATCGCGGCGTTTCCTCCTGGGGTCGAGGTCGAAATCCCAGGCGAGTGGGGCATCGAGGAACAGCCAGAGTTGATGCAGGAAATGCGATCGGTCAAACCATCAGCGTTCCGTTCGCATCGACGTCGGATGCTGCGTGAGGCGTTGGTCGCTTCGAGTGGTTATCGTCTCATCGAATCTGCAATGGCATCGATCATGCCCGGTGGGGGCGACCATTGGAAAACGCAGCCTCGCGCCAAGGACGGAAAGTGGATCAATTCGGGCGTGAACTACGACAAGTGGCCACCGAATAACAGTGCTGCGAATTCGGCGAAGAAGAAAATCAAATTGCTCGAGCAGTTAGTCGCAAAAGGCGAGTATGACGAGTTCGTAAAACTGCAGCCAATCATCAAATCAAAGTCTCCAAACAGCTATCAAAAAGGGCTCGAGCAGGCTTGGAAAAACCTACACGAAACCGTTAAGCAATCTATCGGAGCACCACCGAAAGGTGCTGTCGAAGTCCCTGGCACACCGGCTCTTGCTGGCTGGTCGAAGATCGGCGGTTCTCTCGGTACCGAAAAGGGAGGGACGTACATCGGTCCAGACGGGGCGAAGTACTACGTCAAAACACCTGACAACCCGGCGCGGGCTCACAATGAAGTTTTAGCGTTCAAGCTCTATGAGCTTGCTGGTGGAAACGTTGCCAAGTCTGAACTGGTGCAGGTCGAAGGAAAGATAGGCATCGCGACGAAGTGGATGGACGATGCGGAATCGCTCAAGTGGTCTGCTGGGGACAAGGTCGCTGCATCCGAGGATTTCGCTTTGCACGCGTGGCTCAACAACTGGGACGCTGTTGGTGCAGGATCTGAGAACCCAATGGACAACATCAAGCTGTCCGAAGGCAAGCTAAAATTGGTTGATGCTGGTGGTGCTCTTGACTACTCAGGCATGGGTGGATCCGGCAAGAAAAAATTTACGACGAGTGCTGACGAATGGGATACGTTGCGTGATCCAAAAATCAACAAAACGATGGCTCAAGTGTTTGGAGGCATGACGGATCAGCAGCTATTCGAATCGAGCAAAAAACTACACGCGTTCACCGACAACGACATTCGGTCGCTGGTTGACAAATATTCCCTTGGTTCGGCGACTGACAAGGCAATCCTGGGCGATACTCTGATCGAGCGTCGCAACAAAATCATTGAAAAAGGATTAGCGTTAAAGGTCAAAATGGCCAACGCCGAGATTGCTTCGAATGCTCAAAAGGCTGCTGAAAAGTCTTGGGTTGATTCCATGTTTTCGCAAGCGGTCGGATCGAAGGACGATGAGGCACCGGTGATTGTTTCAAGCGTCGCTTCCAAAGGTGAACCAATCCCACCACCACCAGCATCGTTTGTCGCGGCGACCAAAACGAAAACGTTGCCACCACCACCTGTGGTCAACAGTGCTACGAATCCATCGGTTCAAAAGAAGTACAACGCGCTCTACGAGGCTGCGAAGTCTGGAAACGTTGCCAGCCTAGAGGCGATCCAAACCAACCCGAATTCGGTTCAAAACTACGCCAAGAAAGCTCATGCCTACAAGCAGCAGTTGTTGGCTGCTCTGAAGGACGGTGCGACGGCAAACCCCGAGCATATCGCTCCTGTGACTGCTGCGCCGGCTACAGACTTTGCTGCTGCCAAGGCTGCGGAGAAGGCTGCTACAGCGTCTGTTGCGTCTGCTGAAGCGATGCTTCAGACCGACAGCGGTAAAGTACCAAAGGCTCTATTCTCGCAGCCACCTGCGTTCCAGGGCTCTAAGGCTGTGTTGAATCAAACACACGCGGAGAAGATTCTGGCATTTGCTCGGGAAGGCAACAAGGCTGAAATCGAGGCGATCGACGTTCCGGACGCGACCAAAATCGGCGAGTTCAAAAAGAAGATCCTTGCTGAAATGGATCAGATACCGCAGAAAAAAGCAGCATTCAAAAAACAGAAGGCTGAGGCTGAAAAGGCTGCTGCGGAGGCTAAGGTTGCGTCTGAAAAAGCTGCTGCTGAGTTCAAAGCTAAATATGGAACGGATTTTTTTTCTGCTGCAAAAAGTTTGACGCAGTCGACTACAGTAGTTAAGAAAGTCGGCTGGTGGAACATAACTCACGAAAACATTCCGGTTCCTCATGTTGATGGTATTTCGATGGATGCTCCAGACGTTCGCCATGCTTTGATGGCCAAAGGCAAAGCGTCGTGGTCTAAAGCACCTGTTGCTGTAAGAAATGCGATACGCGATTTTACTGGAAGTTATTCGAGTTTTATCAATGATGATATGGTTTCGACTGAAGGAAAACCAACATCTGCAAAAGCAAAAAATGCTGCAAAAGCCGTAGCTGAATACAGCATAGATCTCCCTGAAGGAATGCTTTTGCGAAGAAACTACAATTACACTCCAGAGCCTGGGAAGCAATTGGTTCCCGGTCAGGTAATCTACTCCGACACGATTCATTCGACGTCGACTGGTAAGGCAATGACGAGTCGTAAAACCCACATGTACATCACAGTCGGAAAAGGCGTAAAAGGTTTGCCAGCAGAACATTTCTCTGCAGTCCCGAGCGAACATGAGGTAACCATGGGCGCTGGTCAGCGATACGTTGTTACCAAATACGTACCCGTTGGACCTGACGGAAAAGAGCAGATTTATGTGTTAGCATTGCCGACCGGTGGCGTTTAATAGGTATGGGTAACTCGATGAAACAAAAACAAAACCTTGGGAATTACGAATCCGTCTGCGGAATACTTCGAACAGCGGTGGATGAATTTCTTTTTTATCTGTCAAGCACTAAAGATGATCCTAATAAGCGTGCCGAATGGATCCTGCAAATGATCGGCAAATTGTCAGATTTGTTTTTATCTGGATCTCAAGATTATGATCCGGTGGATATTTGGAACAAGCCTGGGGCGATTGACGCGTATTTGGCTGAAATATTCCCGTTTCCCTCCGAGGATCCGAAGGAACGGATGCGTACGTTTTTTTTGATGTTCTTCGACAAAATTGTTGAATTGAACCGACTAGCAAGCACTTCAGGCATCCTCGACGAGCAGTGGCAAGAAGGTGGCAGGCTTGTGTTCCAAGAATTCGCAATGTTGCTTATCGGGATTCCGGTTGGATCCGAAGTGGAAAAACGCGAATCTATCCAGGTTCGTGAAAGCGTGGCGTTGTCGGGTCGTCAAAAGGCAATGATGGAACGTTGGAAGGATTACCCGTAATGCCTGAGTTCAAGGAGCGAATGTCCTACGAGGAGCAAATGACCGAGGCCATGCGCGAGGTATTCGACGCTGCCATGGCTGTTGCTGCTGGAGGGATTGTGGCTGTGAATGCTGCGATCAAAGACGCTTTGAAAAAGTACGTTGGTCCAATACTCGAGGAAATCCAGCGTCGCGTCATCATCATTCTGTTGATTCTGTTCGGCGATGACGATCGTGGTTCTGTCCTCGGAGATGCACCGGAAGGCAAAGGTCCGATCTACGACGACCTGGACAAGCGAGCTACGAAGGGTGCTGAGAAGCAGGTCGATGATTTAGCCGATCAAATGACCGAAACGAACAAGTCCTGGTATGACGAATGGAACGAGGACCAACCATTCGAGGATTGGGCTCGCGAGCGTTTGTTTCCTGACTCCAGGGCTGGCAACGTTGCCATAACGGAGACCACCAACGCGGTAACCTTAGGCGAGCGAACGGTTGTCGACCAAATGCGTGAGTTGGGTGTCGGCGTTGATGCGTTGTGGATCACCAAGCGCGACGAGCGAGTCTGTCCTGTGTGTGGTCCGTTGCACAATCAACCGTCGAGCCAATGGGCTGATGAGTTCGCGATGGGTCCACCGGCTCACCCTCGATGCCGGTGCTACCTGATCTATTTCCTGGGTGCGCAGTAATTCGGTAGTATTTTTCCATGAGTAAATTTTTACGAGAATCACAAAGCGGGTTTGATCGTATCGACACCGAGTCCGGGGTGATCTACGGCGTGAAGGTGCTTGGTCCTAAGTCGCGGAATGGTCGCGTCTATGAGGACAATGCAATACGTCGGGCTGTCCCGATGTACGAAGGTGTAACGGTCAATTTGAACCACATTCGCAACGAACCAAACGCTAGGGTTCACACCGAGCGACCGATCCAGGATCGCTGGGGCGTTCTGAGAAATGTGCGATATCTTGAAGGCTCGATCTACGCTGACCTGCACTATCTCAAGAATCACCCGATGACACCGCAATTGGTCGAGGCTGCGCAGCGTTTCCCTGAAACGTTCGGTTTGTCGCATGACGCAGGTGGAGATGAGCAGGTGATCGATGGCGAGCGTCGCGTGGTCGAGTTGTTTGAGATTCGATCCGTTGACGTTGTTGCCGACCCTGCGACCAATGACGGGCTTTTCGAAAGCTATCAGCCTGCTGCGTCCAATGTGTCTGCAATTGAAGCGAGGATGCAACGAAAGGCCAGTCGCATGAAATTGCTTGAGGTTCGATGCCCTACCGGTAAAGGCGGCGGGATTGATAATTCATGCAAGCGCAAGAGTTCAGGCAAGGGTGTATCATCTAAGCCGACCACTTCAAAAGGTTTTACTGGAATCAGTTCTGCAGATGCGTCTAAATATAAGATATCTAAAAACGACGCAGAATTTATAAATGAACTGGCAAAGCAAGGGCGTTTGGAAACTAGCGTTGAGGACATACAGCGTCGTGAGCGTAAATGGAATCTAACTCCGAGCAAAGTTGGTAAGTTCAAAGGCGATCTAGCAGTGCCAAAATCAGGTGCTTTTGCGGGAGTGCCTGTACGCATTGAAGGATGGTCAGGATTGCAGGCTTCTGCTGGACCCGATATGAAAATGCTCCCGTCTGGAAAGCCGACAGGCTATATCGTGTCTGTGCATGACAAGGAGCCTTATGGCTCGTATACGGT